CGGCTGGAGATGCCGTGTCCGACGGCGACGTGCCCGAGGCTCTGTCCGCGGATCCTGCTGAGTGGGGCGGCGCGACTGGCGCGGCGGATGCGGAGGAGCCGGCGGAGGATCCCGCCGATGCCGATCCAGAGCCGCCGCGCCAGGCCGTCACCCGCCCCGGCGACCTGTGGCTGCTTGGCAAGCACCGCGTGCTCTGCGGTGACAGCACCGACGCCGCCGCCGTGGCGCGGGTGATGGCTGAGGACCGCGCGGCCCTGCTGTTCACCTCCCCGCCCTATGGAAACCAGCGCGACTACACCACCGGTGGCGGCACCGATTGGGATGCGCTGATGCAGGGTGTGTTCCAGCATCTCGACGCGGCCATGCGGTCGGATGGGCAGGTGCTGGTCAATCTCGGCCTCATCCACCGAGACAATGAATGGCAGCCCTATTGGTCCGGCTGGCTCGAATGGATGCGTGCCCGCGGCTGGCGGCGCTTCGGGCTCTACATCTGGGACCAGGGGCCCGGACTGCCCGGCGACTGGAACGGTCGCCTCGCGCCGGCCTTCGAGTTCGTCTTCCACTTCAACCGCCAGGCCCGCCAGGCCAACAAGATCGTCCCCTGCAAATGGGCCGGCACGCCGAATAAGGGGAGCGGCCTGCGCGCCGCCGACGGGACCATCTCGGAGTACCAGCACGCCGGGCTGCCGGTGCAGGACTTCCGGATCCCCGACAACGTGCTGCGCCTCACCCGCCACAAGGGCCGCGGCATCGAGACTGAGCATCCCGCAGTGTTCCCGGTGGTGCTGCCGGAATTCCTGATGCGGACCTACACGGACGAGGGCGAGATTATCTTCGAGCCGTTCGGCGGCTCCGGGACCACGATCCTCGCGGGCCAGCGCACCGGGCGCCTCGTGCGCGCCATCGAACTGGCGCCCGCGTATGTGGATCTGGCGATCGCCCGCTGGCGCATGTTGCATCCCGATCTGCTCGTGACGCTGGCCGATGACGGGCGCGACTACGACGCCGTTGCCGCGGCCCGGATGGAGGTCACCGCCGATGCAGCCTGACCTGGTCGTCTCCGCCCTGCCCGTGGCGGCGCTGATCCCCTACGCCGAGAATGCGCGCACGCATTCGCCTTCCCAGGTAGCGCAGATCGCGGCGTCCATCGCCGAGTTCGGCTTCGTGAACCCGGTGCTGGTCGATGCTGAGGGCGTGCTGATCGCCGGCCACGGCCGCGTCATGGCGGCGAAGCAGCTGGGCCTCGCCTCCGTGCCGGTGCTGCGGCTCGGCCATCTCTCCCCGGCGCAGGCGCGAGCCCTCCGTCTGGCGGACAACCAGATCGCCCTGAACTCGGGCTGGGACGAGGCGCTGCTGGCTGCGGAGATCGCGCGCATCCGCGACGAGGCGGTGGTCGACCTGGACGTGCTGGGCTTCTCCGGGATGGAGCTGGACCGCCTGCTGGCGGCAGCCGATGCGGGCCTCGGCGACGATGCCGACGAGGCGCCGCCGCTGCCCGTGGTGCCCGTCACGCGCACCGGTGATCTCTGGCGCTGCGGGGAGCACCGCCTGCTGTGCGGCGATGCGACGAAGCTGGCCGACGTGCAGCGCGCCCTCGGCGCCGGTCACCTGGCCGACATGGGCTTCGTCGATCCACCCTACAATGTCGCCTACGAGGGCGGCACCGCGGCCAAGATGACCATCGCCAACGACGCGCTCGGCGGTGGCTTTTCAGAGTTCCTGCGGCCGGCGCTGGCCAACCTGCTCTCGGTCACGAAGGGTGCCTGCTACGTCTGCATGTCCTCCTCGGAATGGCCGACGCTGCATCGCGTCTGGCAGGAGGCGGGTGGCAAATGGTCCAGCACGATCATCTGGGCGAAGAACACGTTTGCTCTCGGCCGCGCCGACTACCATCAGCAGTTCGAGGCGATGCTCTACGGATGGAAGGCCGGCGCGCAGCACTATTGGTGCGGCGCGCGTGACCAGGGGAATGTCTGGCACTTCGACAAGCCGGCGCGGAACGACCTGCATCCGACGATGAAGCCAGTGGCGCTGGTGGAGCGGGCCATCCGCAACAGCAGCAAGCCGCGCGACACCGTCCTGGATTGCTTCGGCGGCTCGGGCACCACCATGATCGCGGCAGAGCGCACCGGGCGACGCGCCGTGCTGCTGGAGATCGATCCCGCCTATGCCGATGTCATCGTGCGGCGCTGGCAGGAGACTACCGGCGCGGCGGCCGTGCTGGAGGGCAGTGATCGCATCTTTGTCGATGTCGCCGCGGCGCGCGGCCCGTCGTCGGCAGATTGGAGAACAAGTAGTTAGGCGGAGTGATGAGGATCCTATCTGCCGCTGTCAGAGATATCTGCTGCGAATGCGCAGAGCCGCTGTCAGTTGTCAGCTGGCACCCAGATCGCATCATCAGGTTGTGTGGCGTCGCCAAACGCGCGCCGACTTGCCGCGGGGAGACTGGCGATCCAAGCAGCCATAAAGGCGTCCAGACGGTCGTCTCGGCTCCCCCGCACAGTCTCTTTCAACCGGCTATCCAGCTGGGGTGGCTCCCAGCCGGTGCGAGCCGCGATCGCACGCAGCTGATCTTGGTAACCTTGCTCGGTCCGCTTATGTCCACACGTTGGCAGAAGTGCTCGAACAATTGCGAATGGGTAAACTTCGATGGTCTCGCCGTTGAAGCATCCACGTAAGCTGCTGAATAGCTCGAAGCCAAAAAGCATCCAGATCTTGTTCGCGTGAGGAAGTGTGGAAGCGGATCCGCCCGCGTGTAGATGTCGGATGCATTTTTCCCGTATGTGGGGCCACTCGGGCGCCGCTGGCGTCCGAAAATATGAGAGACCGGAGCTGCCAAGTGCAGCTTCTGACAGACGCGTTGCCACGCGAGGAGGAGCGGCAGGCGAGTCGATGGCAATTCGCTCGATGCACCACCCCATCTCCCGCGCGATCTGCGTAATGGCCTTCGCAGTCTGCAGCGCCGCATCTCGAAATGGCGATGGCTCGGCGATCTCTCGGTTGCCAAGACCTCTAGGCACGAGGCGTGACAGCCTCTTTGGAATTTCGAGCGGTTGCACGACATCGCGGCTCGACACAAAGCAGAGCGGCAGCTGTTTGCCCCTTCGACAACGAGAATCAATCCCGACATAGACGGGAGAGAGCATGGCGTACCGGTCCTGGCCAGATTGCGACGGCTAGCAAGCTGCCGCATACGAGGAGAGAGCCTCCAAGCGGCCAGTTGCCAAGCGGATCATGCTGCAATCCGAACTACAGAGCTATAGCAGCGGCATGGCGCTCGATCTGGCTTGGCTCGTGCGCTTCACAGCGCGAATGGTCCGTCACACGCAGAGCAAGCCGCTCTGCAGCAACAGACGGAGACGACCATGATCGACAGCAAAGCCCGCGCCGACCGCAACCAGGAAAACAGCCTGGCCGCCTTCACGGCGAAGAAGGCCGAATTCGATGCGCTGCTCGCCGAACTTACCCAGGCCAGCGAGGACCATTTCGGCGCGGATCCGGAGGAGGTGCTTTGGTGCGAAGCAGCTTGGCTTTCCGACGCCACTGCGAAGCTGAAGGACATCGCGGACCAGCATTTCCGCCGCGGCGAATACGAAGCCTGACGCGGACCAGTCCCGCACCGCCCCGCCCGGCAGCGCCGGCGGGGCTCCCGGCAGTAGGGGCCGATGACCGGCACCCGGAACCGGAGACCACCACGATGACCAAGCTTTCCGACAGCCAGCACGCGATCCTCAGCGCCGCCGCACAGCACGAGATGGGCCTCGCCCGCGCGCCGAAGACCCTGCCGGCCGCGGCACGCAACGCGGTGTTCCGCAGCCTGATCAAGAACAACCTGCTCACGGAGATCAACGCCCCGCGCGAGCATGTCGGTCTGGGCTGGCGGCAGGACGAGGACGGCACCTGGATCGTGGCGCGCATTACCGACGAGGGGCTGCGCGCCATCGGCATCGATCCGAACGAGGGTGACGCGCGGGAGGAGGACGAGCAGAGCGCCGAGGCCATCGCGCGCCGCAACGCCGAGCGCCGCGCTGCCACGGTGGCCGCCGTGCCGGTGGCCGACACGGCGCCCGCGGGCGGGGAGGACGCCGCGCAGGAAGACGCCCCCGCGAAGGAAGCCGAAGCCGAACCCGCCTACGCCGCGCCGACGCCCGCCCCGCGCGCGAGCCTGCGCGACACCGCCGAGGCCATCCTCGCCGCCTGGGACGATCAGGCCGCTCGCTTCGGAACACATGAGGGCGACTTGATCGGCGCCCTCGACGCGCCGATCGCGGCCTTGCGCACCCTGCTCGCCGGCAAGCACGCCCGCACGCCGCGGAACGCCAACGAGCCGCGCAAGCCGCGAGAGGGCACGAAGCAGGAGCTGGTGCTGGCGATGCTGCGCCGGCCCGAGGGAGCAACCGTCGCGCAGATCGCGGACGCCACGGGCTGGGCGCAGCACACGGTGCGCGGCTTCTTCGCCGGGCTGAAGAAGAAGGGCCACGCGGTCGAGGTGCGCGAGCGTATCCGCCAGGTCGGCCCCAACAAGACGGGCGCCAAGGGCTCCTTCACCATCTACGCACTCGGGGAATAACGCCGCGAGGGACGCGTCAGGGCTCGCTGCTGGTAAGCGGCGGGCCCGGATGCCGTTCTCCGGGCTTCAATTTCGGCTTCGGGGGATCGAGGGCGAGCACCATCTCCTCCACTGTCCATCCTTGCCGCTTCGCAGCGTTGGCAACGCCCCGCAGCACCTCGCGCGCATCATCGATGTACAGCTTCACGACACGCGGTGTGCCGACACCGTTCCCCGCCAGAGCCATCCCTTTGGCCGTCTCATAGACCATCTTCTCGATGTCTCTCGGTGCGTTCCGCTGTGGCATCTTCGCAGTCCTCTACTTGCCGCACGATGTTGCACATCGCGCATCTTGGCGGCCATCGAAAACCTACAGCGCAGATCGATCATTCAACTTGGCTGCGCATCAACACAGCGCGAATCGTCCGTCACGCGCAGGGCATCCCGCCCCGCCGAGACGGAGACTACAATGGGCCAGAAGCCAAATGTCGCGGAGCGCCGCTGGATCATTCTGGCGCAGGATGGCCGGCACGTGACGATGGGCCGCGCTGCGCCACCCAGCGAGGCGGAAGTTGAGGCTGCTGCAGCAGCGCTTACCGCACAGGGCCTCGCCGGATGGCTCGCCACGCTGGACGGCAACTATTGGTCGCGTCGCCGCATCGCCCTCACGCCGGTTCAAATGCTCGGCGATGGCGCCACGCTGGATTGGCCCACCGCCATTACCGCCTTTCAAGCCGCCCGCCAGCGCGCCCTTCGTCCTCTCTGACAAGGCCGGAATCGCCATCACGCGCGGCGGGAGGTCGCCGCCATGCCCGAGCTCACCGCCTCCACGCGCGAGGCCGCGCGGCGCCTCGGCGTCAGCGACACCGCCCTGCGCAAGGCCGAACAGACCAACCGCATTGCCCGCGAGCCTGACGGCAGCTGGGACATCGACAAGACCCGACGTCGTCTGGTGGAGACCGCGGATCCCGCCCGCTCGCCCCTGGCCAATGGGGCGGGCGCCGAGGGCACGCCCTTCGCCCGGCTGAAGGTCGCGCAGCTCGCCCTGAAGGTAGAAGCACAGCGCCTTTCGCTCGACGAGACCAAGCGCCGCCTGCTCGATGTCACCGAGGCCAATGCTGCGCTCGACGAGATCGGCAGCACGATGCGCGACTCGCTGCTGAACTGGCCCGCCCGCGTCTCCGGCCTGATCGCGGCTGAGATCAGCGTCGACCCGCATCTGCTGCAGACCATCCTGCAGAGCCACATCAACGACCTGCTGACGGAGGCGGCCGATCGCTTCGATCCAGCAGGCCTCGGAGGGGATCGGACAACGAACCCGTAGCCACGTCCGCCATCGTGTCGGCGCGATGCTGCGCCCGCCGCCGCAGCTCACCGTCTCGGAATGGGCCGAGCGGCATCGCATGCTTGGCAGCCGGGCCTCGGCGGAACCTGGCCCCTGGCGGACCAGCCGCACGCCGTATCTGAAGGACGTGATGGACGCCCTGTCGGCGGTGCATCCCGCCCGGCGCGTGGTCTTCATGAAGGGCGCGCAGGTGGGCGCGACTGAGAGCGGAAACAACTGGTTGGGCTATATCATGCACCACGTGCCGGCGCCGGCACTTGCGGTGCAGCCTACCGTGGAACTGGCCAAGCGCTTTTCCCGCCAGCGTATCGACCCGCTGCTGGAGGAGACGCCGGCGCTGCGGGAGCGTGTCGCGCCGGCCCGCGCGCGCGACAGCGGCAACACCATGCTGTCGAAGGAATTTCCCGGTGGCACCCTGGTGCTGACCGGGGCGAACAGCGCGGTCGGGCTGCGCTCGATGACGGCGCGTTTCCTGTTCCTCGACGAGGTGGACGCCTATCCCGGCGACGTCGCCGGCGAGGGTGATCCGATCGCGCTCGCCGAGGCGCGCGCCCGCACCTTCGGTTGGCGGCGCAAGGCCTTCCTGGTCAGCACGCCCACCATCGCTGGCCGCAGCCGCATCGAGCGGGAGTATCTGGCCAGCGACCAGCGGCGGTTCTTCGTGCCGTGCCCCGAATGCCAGGAGATGCAGTGGCTACGCTTCGAGCGGCTGCTCTGGGAGAAGGGGGCGCCGGAGACGGCGCGGTATCATTGCACCGCCTGCGACCACCCGATGCAGGAGCATGACAAGACCGCGATGCTCAGCGGCGGGGAATGGCGCGCGACGGCCGAGGGCCAGGATCCGCACACGATCGGCTTTCACATCTCGGCGCTGTACTCGCCGGTGGGCTGGCTGTCCTGGGAGCAGATCGCCCGCGATTGGGAGGCGGCGCAGGGTAAGCCCGAGGACATCAAGACTTTCAAAAACACCGTCCTGGGCGAGACCTGGCAGGAGCAAGGCGAGGCGCCGGATTGGGAGCGGCTCGTCGAGCGCCGCGAAGATTTCGCCATGGGCGTGGTCCCGCCCGGCGCGCTGGTGCTGACCGCCGGCGTGGACGTGCAGGACGATCGCCTGGAATGCGACGTCTGGGGCTGGGCGGAGGGCTTCTCCTCCTGGCTCGTCGATCACGTTGTCATTCCCGGCAGCCCGCGGGACCGTGAGCCCTGGGATGAGCTGGCGAAGCTGCTGGCGCGCGACTGGCCACGCCAGGGTGGCGGGGCCATGCGCATCGCCCGGCTCTGCGTCGACACCGGCGGCCGGGACACGGCGGCGGTCTATGGCCATCTCCGCCGCCTGCGCGATCCGCGGATCGCGCCGACCAAGGGGATCGACGGCTGGAACCGCGCCCAGCCCGTGCAGGGCCCGACGCCGGTGGATGCGCTGGTGAACGGGCAGAAGCTGCGGCGCGGCCTGAAGCTGTGGACGGTGTCGGTTTCGACCTGGAAGGCCGATCTCTATCGCCGGCTTTGGCTCGGTCGCGGCGACGCGGAGGAGCTTCCACCCGGTTGGGTGCATCTGCCGCGCGCGATCGAGGTGGAGTGGGTGAAGCAGCTGGTCGCGGAGCAGCTGCGCACCACGAAGGACCGGCGCGGCTTTGCGCGGCAGGAGTGGGTCAAGCTGCGGGAGCGCAACGAGGCGCTGGACTGCGCGGTGCTCGCCCGTGCGGCGCTCTGGCTGCTGGGTGCCGACCGCTACGGTGAACGCTTCTGGCAGCAGCTGCGCGACCAGATTGCCGACGCACCGCTGCTACCGAGCGAACTTCCCGCCGTTGGGAATGTCGCTCCTCAGTCGCCACCACCTGCGCCAGCCGCATTCGACAGCCAGCGCCCGCGGGGCTGGCTCGCGCCGCGCAGCGGCTGGCTTCGCTGAAGGAGGACGCGCATGGATCCGACCGTCCTTGCCTGGGCGCTGGCGCAGCCTGCCGGCACCCGTGCCGCCGTCCTGGCCGCCGCCTTCACCGGCGGCACCACGCGTGTCACCTTCGATGGCCGCACGGTGGAATACCGCTCCCTCGACGAGCTCGGCCGTGCGTTGTCGGTGCTGCACGCCGCGGAGAACACTACGGCCCGACGCCCCAGCGTGACCTTCGCCAGCTTCTCCCGCGAGGGAAGCAAGTGATGGGGCGCATCCGCGATGCCTGGCACGCGCTGCGTGGCTATGCCGCCGCGCAGGACAGCCGCGCCTCGAGTTGGGCCGCGTCCGGCGGTAGCGCGACCGCCGAAGTCGGTGCCGCGGCTCCCACCGTCGCCCGCCGTGCCCGCGATGCGGTGCGCAACGACCCCTACGCCGCCCGTATCGTCGATCTCTGGACCGGCAACGCCGTCGGCGCCGGCATCACCACACGCTGGCCGGACAAGCCCCACGCCGAGGCCTGGCGCCGCTGGTCCGACAGCACCGCCTGCGACGCCGAGGGCCGGCTCGACCTCTATGGCCTCCAGGCGCTGGTCATGCGGGCCGTGGTCGAGAGCGGCGAATGCTTCGTCCGCCTGCTGCCGGCAGACATCACGCCGGCCAATCCGATCGGCCTGCGGCTGCAGGTGCTGGAAAGCGACCATCTCGACACGGCGCGTCAGGGCGTCATCGAGGGCGTCCCCACCCTGCAGGGCATCGGCCTCGGCGAAGCGGGAGAGCCGGTCGGTTACTGGCTGCACCGCGTGCATCCCGGCGCGTCCTGGGTGCTGCCGGGTTGTGCCACCTGGTTGAGCAGCCAGCGCGTGCCGGCCCGCGACGTGCTGCACATCTACCGCAAGCGCCGCCCTGGTCAGTTGCGGGACGTGTCGTGGCTGGCGCCGGTTCTGACGCGTCTGCGCGATCTCGGCGACTATGAGGCCGCACTGCTGATGAAGGCCAAGATCGAGGCCTGCCTCGCCGCAGTCGTGTCCGAGGATGGCGACGACGCCATGACTGGCCCGGCCTCGGGCCTGCTCCGCGATGCGCAAGGCCGCACGGTGGAGAGCTTCGAGCCGGGGATGATCCTCTATCGCCGCGGCATGGGCAGCGTCGAGGTGGTGAATCCGTCCGGTGGTGGCAGCCACGCCGCCTTCGCTCGGCGTGCGCTCGAGGCGTCGGCTGTCGGCACGGGCCTGACCTACGACCAGGTGGCGGGCGACCTCACCCAGGCGAACTACTCCTCGTTGCGCGCCGGCAAGATCGAGTTCCGCCGCCTCTGCGAGCAGGTGCAGTACGGCATGCTCATCCCGATGCTGGTGCGGCCCATCGCCGATCGCTTCCACGCGCAGGGCGCGCTGCTTGGCCTGTGGGGGGCGGAGGTGCCGGACGGCCTGTCGCACGTTCCGCCCGCGCACGAGATGATCGACCCGCTGAAGGACACCACGGCGCTCATCGCGCAGGTGCGCGCCGGCTTCGTGCCGCAGCCCGAGGCGGTCGGCGCCTTTGGCTACGACTTCCGTCAGGTCGTCGAGATGATCCGCGAGGCCAATGCCCTGCTCGACGAGGCGGGCCTGTCGCTCGACAGCGATCCACGCCGCGTCGCGAAGTCGGGCGCCGCCCAGGACGCTGCGCAGATGGCGGCTGTGGAAATCGCAGCCACCGGCGCTGCGGCGCCGGCGCGGGATCCCGAACGGGTATGAGGCATGAGCGCCCGTCCGGGTCAGACGTGGGACCGGCAGGACAGCGCCGGTCCCATCACCGGATCAGCGATCGAGGACGGCCCGATCGTTCTTCACCACCAACGTGCGGAAGTGCGTCTCCAACTCCGCCTCTGCCAGGCCAAAGCCGCGTGCGAAGTCCATGATGAGCTTCTGCTCACCCGGCTCGGCCTCACCATCCGACATGGCGCTGTCGATCATGTTCAGCACAATGCAGAGCTTCTGGTCAGGGCGTAGCCGGCCTGCCGCATCCTGCACGAATTGGGCGGACTGCGTCGCGCGCACATAGCGCAAGCAAGCATCAAGGTGCTCGCGGGTCGCACCGCGACCAAGGACGGACGACAGATGCCCGAGCTCCTCGGGGTCGATCTCCCCATCCGAGCCCATGCAGTAGATCAACGAGACGACGAGACAGTTCCGCGGCGTCAAATCGAGCTGCGCCGACTGCGACTTAAACAGTCCGAACATGATGCAAATCCCGGTTTGGAGGTTGGCTCACCCCGGCGGTGAGCGCGCGCCAGGTACGCGGGACGCGCATGTTGAGCAAGGGGCCGGGCCGGCACCGCCTTGATCGTCCATCGGCAGAGCTACTGCACACCCTAACACCCACCGTCCAGGACGCCACCATGACCGACCCCATCGACCCAGGCGGAGCCTCCCTCGCACTGGATGGAGATGCTGCGCCCAATCGACTTCCCGCCGATGGGCAATCGATCATCGCCTGCCGAGCGCTCGCCGCCCCCGTCACCGTCAATCGCGCTGCCCGCACGGTCGAGGTGGTGTGGAGCACCGGCGCACGGGCCCGCAACTTCGTCCCGCCCTATGGCCCCATCATCGAGGAACTCGACATGCGGCCCGAGGCGGTGCGCATGGGCTCCCTGCGTTCTGGGCGCGCCCCTGTGCTGGACACCCACCGGCGTGCCGGCGCGCGCGATGTGCTGGGCCGCGTGACCACCGCGCGCATCGAGGCCGGCCGCGGTTACGCCACGCTGCAGTTCAGCGGCGCCGATGACGTCGAGCCGGTCTGGCAGCGCGTCGCGGACGGCACGCTGCAATCCGTGAGCGTCGGCTATCGCGTGCATCGCTACGAACCTCGGCCCGATGCCAGCACGGGCCAGACCATCCACCTCGCCGTGGATTGGGAGCCCTACGAAATCTCGATCGTGCCGGTCCCCGTGGACGGCCTGGCCGTGATCCGTGGCGAAGGGGACCAGGGCACCCCCGCCACCGCCATCGAACCCGCCCTATCTGAGGAAC